TGACACACGTTTCCAATCTGTGTTATAATGAAGACAATATTATGAAAAAGGCATTAGCAGATAATCTTATATGGAGAGTTTGATGGGGTATAAAAAAGCCGTCATAATAAACAAATACAGTAATATTACGTGGAGATACATATGAGTTTGATTGATAGATTACAAAAAAATAGCACTATTAAAGATACTGCTATATTAACCGAATCGAAATTCTTTGGAGTTAAAGACTTGATTCAAACCTCAGTACCTGCATTGAATGTAGCATTGAGCGGAAGGTTAGATGGGGGTTTAACTCCTGGTCTAACTGTATTTGCCGGCCCATCAAAGCATTTTAAAACAGCATTTACATTACTGTTAGCAAAAGCCTATTTGGACAAGTATGCAGATGCAGTTATCCTGTTCTACGATTCTGAGTTTGGAACACCTCAAGCGTATTTTGATACTTTTGGTATTGACCGTGATAGGGTAGTTCATACACCTATCACTGATGTAGAACAATTGAAACATGATTCAATGTCTCAATTAAATAGTTTGGAACGCGGCGACCACGTTATGATTGTTGTAGATTCTGTAGGTAACTTAGCAAGTAAGAAAGAAGTAGATGACGCGCTTGATGGCAAGTCTGTTGCTGACATGACACGCGCTAAACAATTGAAGTCTTTGTTCCGTATGGTTACTCCTCACTTAACTATTAAAGACATACCGATGGTAGTAGTGAATCACACATATCAGGAAATTGGAATGTTTCCTAAAGCAATTGTTTCTGGTGGCACTGGCATATATTATTCCGCAGATAATATTTACATCATCGGAAGACAGCAAGATAAAACAGGTACAGAGTTGAATGGGTATAACTTTATTATTAATGTTGAAAAGTCTCGTTTTGTGCGTGAAAAGTCTAAGATTCCTGTTGAAGTATCCTTCACAGGAGGCATCGCAAAATGGAGTGGGCTGTTAGATATGGCATTGGAATCGGGTCATGTTATCAAACCCACTAATGGTTGGTATCAACGAGTGAATACTGACACGGGTGAAGCTGTAGAACCCAAACAAAGAAAAGCTGATACCTATTCTAAAGACTTTTGGATGCCGATTTTACAAGATCAAACATTTATGGACTGGATTAGTAAACGTTATACAATTTCAAATGTAGAAGGGATTATGCAAGATGAAGTTTCTGAAAAAGATATTGAGCAAGTTTATCAAGACCTCGAAAAAGCCTAAGGGTAAATGTGACCGTTGTCAAAAACCAATATTACAAGCTGATAAAGCATTATGTTTTCACGCAGATAATCTAGAGCAAGAGATATTTTTGTGTGAGAGGTGTATTGAAACAGTTTATGGAGAACACGTTAAGGAATTAATATGAATTATGAAGAAAAGATTGTACAGTGGCACCGTGATAGGAACTTGATTGATGGTGCTACTGACAAAGATCAGGTATGTAAACTGATTCAGGAAGTGGGTGAGTTATCTGATAACGTGTGCAAAGGTAAATGTGTTGCTGATGATATAGGTGATTGCATTGTGGTATTGATAAACATTGCCGAACGCAATGGATTAACTTTAGATGACTGTTTATCTACCGCATGGGACGATATTAAAAATAGAAGAGGGCATATGGTAGATGGCATATTCATAAAGGAAGCTGATAGATGCAAGACAGATTAGAAAATATAATTTTAGGAAACCTACTTAAAAATGATGACTACTTTAGAAAGACAATACCTTTTTTAAAGTCAGAATATTTTTCGGGTACGCAACGTATACTACTGGACAAGATACGCGAATATTCTATAAAGTATAACAAAGCACCGACAAATCAAGCGTTGGCTATTGCTGTTGGCGAAGATCGTAATATATCTGAAGGCGAGCTTCCTGAAATTAATGAATGGTTGCAAGCAACAGTAACTACTGATGACAACGATCCTCAATGGTTGCTAGATGAAACTGAAAAATATTGTAAAGATAGAGCAATTTTCAATGCCGTTAAAGAAAGTATTCAAATAATTGATGGCAAGAATAGTGAACTAGGACCTGATGCATTGCCTAGCTTGTTGTCTGAAGCACTACAGGTTGGGTTTGATAATAACGTAGGGCATGATTATATCGAGAACGCTGACAGTCGTTATGAATTCTATCATAGACTAGAAGAAAAGATACCGTTTGACTTGGCAATGTTCAATGAGATCACTGAAGGTGGACTTGCTAACAAAACATTGAACGTAGCCCTTGCTGGTACAGGTGTAGGTAAATCCTTGTTTATGTGCCACTTGGCCGCTAATAATATTGAACAAGGTAAGAATGTTCTGTACATTACACTTGAAATGTCTGAAGAAAGAATCGCAGAAAGGATTGATGCTAATTTAATGAACTTGCCCATAGGACAATTGAAAGATTTGTCTAAGAAAATGTTTGATGATAGAATTGGTAAGATCAATACCAAGATTCAGGGAAAACTTATTGTTAAAGAGTATCCCACAGCATCAGCACATGCAGGACACTTCAAAGCATTAATCAATGAACTTAAACTCAAAAGAAATTTTATGCCCGATATCATCTATATCGACTACCTCAATATTTGTGCTTCAAGTAGATTCAAAGGAGGATCTTCAGCGAATAGTTACACTATAATCAAAAGTATAGCTGAAGAACTTAGGGGTATGGCAGTTGAAAATGATGTTCCTATTGTAACAGCAACACAGACTACTAGGAGTGGTTACAACAGCAGCGATGTTGAATTGACAGATACTTCCGAATCTTTCGGTCTTCCAGCAACAGCAGACTTTATGTTTGCCCTTATAAGTACTGAGGAGTTAGAAAAACTCGGACAGTTAATGATTAAACAACTGAAAAACCGATACTCTGATATTTCACGCAATAAACGGTTTATGATAGGTGTAGATAGGCCTAGAATGAAACTATTTGATATTGAAGGTGATCCTCAGGAAGGGCTTCATGATTCAGGACAACTTTTGCCTAGCTCACCTGTAGCAAAGAACTATGACGAGATTAAATTTTAGTGAATTTTACTGTTTTTATAAATATTAGTATAAAAAAAGTAAGAGGATGCTCCGTTGAACGATTTGGAAAAGGAATTTGAACGGCGTAGATTAGAAGATCAAGATGCAATGCGCGATTCAAGACGCAAAATGGCGTGGTTCGCACTGTTCGGGATGTTAATTTATCCAATATGTGTGATAACAACATCAGCCCTAGGTATGACTGAGGGTGCAACAATATTGGGTAATATGGCCCCCACATATTTTGTTTCAGTCGCAGGAATTGTAGCTGCGTTTTATGGATTTGAATATAAAGATAAACCTAAACCCCCTCCACCTGCAGACACGGGTGGTTAATAAAACTAGGAGAAAGATATGGAATGGTTAGTAGTAGCAGCAATAATAGGCGGATTCGTTTGGTGGAGAACCAGTAAAAAAAGCAAAGCCACTGACACAGCACCAGATATCCGTGTACCAACAGAAGCAGACATAGACGCAGCTGAACGAGGAGACGATCCTAAGTAAGCGGCTACTAATGTCGTAATCGAAGGACCCCCTTAAACCCCCAGGATACCGTTAAATATATGAAGTAATACCCTTATGTATCCTAAATCACTAGGGTGCTGTAGAGCCTCTCAGACCCTCTGAGAGGCTTTGTAAGTTGTTGATTTATTTACACTTTTTAGCGCATAAAAGTGTAAATAAACCGCACTTTTATGCGGTTATTTGAAACCTTAAAAAAACTATGTAAAATGAGTAGTACAAGTCATTGAATTACATAGGAAAAATCTCTTAAAATAAAAGCAAATAATGCTTGACAATTCGGTAAATAGCATGTATAATGCTTGTATATAATGAAGAAACAGGATATTTGATATGCGATATTTTAAGGAAATTACCGAATGGGTCGATACAAGTATCCCAAATCATACTTACATTCTCAATGATGCCCAGCAGCTAGTTGGATATATCAAGAGAAATACTACTGATGAAATCATATTTACCAATCCTATGAAGAAATTCGCTAAATCAAGGCGTAAATTCAGAGAAATAAAAGCAAATAATGCTTGACATTTGCGAAAATAGCATGTATAATGCTTATATAAAATGAAAAAACGGTTGTGAGGACCAAATTATGACAAACACTACTACTGATTTTATGGGTTACACTGTTATCGCTTCTG